GATCTGCATCGGGGCCTGTGCTATGCCTGAGTCGGAGGATACCTGCCCCAGAACCCTGTGCTGCTGATAATCGATGAGGTCACGGAACCATGGGTTCAGATCGGCCTCCCCCCTCATAGCATCCTGGAGAATAAGAGCCTGATCCCTGTTCGAGGCAGCCACCACTCCGTTTACCCGTCTCCTGGAGAATGCCATCAGCCAGTTGCACAGTCTGGCACACAGGGAGGTCTTATCCGAGCCTCGTGGCAACGTTATCCAGAATTTACGGTACGGAGGGTTCTTGGATATTCCCCCAATGGTCTCTATGGCCGGAGCAAGGGCCTCCATGAGGGTCGTCTGCCACTCCTCAGCGACTTCCCCGAAATACTGGGGTTCTCCGGCACAGTTGATCAAGCAGGCGTTCAGGTAAGCCATCAGGGACTTCTCGGCAGACCTGCGAGCTATTCGCAGATCCAGATCATACTGCTCACGCAGGTTCTTGATGAGCGTGGAACTTTGCGTAGACGTAGACATCACTCACCTTCCAGTTTGGCAAGCCCGGCGGTCAGCCGTTCCCTCACTCCCCGGAATGCGTTAGCCCTTCTCACCAGCTCGTCGTCTGCGATTGCATCGACATGATAGGAGACCTCCTTCTGAACTCTTTCGGGGGCGTTGAGTCCCCAGAGCTTTTGGATGCCTTCGAGGGATGCTCGGGCTTCTTTAAGGTAACGTGGATCCCCGGACGCTTTTTTCGTAGTCGTCGTAGTGTTCTTTCCCGAAGATGTGTCACTAACCACTTCAGACACATCATCTCCAACTGACTCCTCGAACGCTCTAACTGAACGGAAATATAGCTGCTCAAATCGGCTGGTGTTGCGTACCCGCATCTGCATGTGGGCTTCCATAAATCGGCGAGATAATTCGGACTCAACCTTCTGAACCACTGTGTTAACGGTATTCTGCGAGAGTCCAAACTCTGCGCTAATCTCCCCAACTCGTTCACCGGATATCCATCGATCATAGATTTCCCTATCCCTGATTGCGAGGACTTCTGCACTGACTGTTTTCTTCTTGGGCTTAAGATCTTTGTCCTGATCGAAGAAAGTCTTGTTTAAATTGTCACGAGTCATTGACTTTGATCCTGGCACATGAGTATTATGACATTACACCACGCGGAATTCAGTCCTTGGCGATGGCACGCGCTTAAGGGACTATATGGGACGGATTCTGGACAACCTGAAACGGATTTTACTTGGTGCCGGTGCCCCGGACGAAGTGGAACGACGGCTGTCTGCCGTAATGGCTCCTAATCACCCTATCGGAGTTCCCGCTACGTGGCAAGGGGATCGCAATGAAGAGGTCACCCATTTCAAGCAGTGGACCTATGTCGCCATCAATGCAATCGCTGACAAAGTCGCTGAGCAGCGAATTCGTCTCGGTATCAAAAACAGCGAACGAGAAGTACCGGACAACAACCCGATGCGGTTCCTCCTCGATCGTGTTAACGACTCAGGTGATACCCAGTCAGAGTTGTGGTACGAATCTACTCTCTACCTGTTGCTCACAGGAAATTGTTATTGGTGGGTAATTCCCAATTCGCTAGGGCAACCCGCCGAACTCTGGGTTATCCCTTCACAGTGGATTCGCTCAGTCGCCAGTAAGACTAAGTGGATTGACCACTGGCTCGTGTCGCCGAGCGGGAACTTTGGGTCCCAGGCGGCCAGACTGCGGCCTGAAGAAGTAATCCATATTCGGCGGATCAGCCCTGTTTCCAAGATCGATGGCTACTCCCCCCTCCAAGGTGGTGCAGAATGGATCGACACCAGTGAGTCGATTAACGATGCGCGGTGGAACTCGTTTAAGAACGGTTCCTGGCCCGGCCTGATGATCAAGTTGGGAGACACTTACGCTGATCCGTCGGATTCACAGATCGCCCGTCTACAGGATAAGTTCCTTGCCAAGTTCGGACGGACCGAGAATGCGGGTCGCCCACTGATCGTGAAACCCGACATGGACATCCAGGCACTGACCCTGACTCCAAAGGAAATGGATTTCGGAATGAGTGCCGATCAGATGCGGGATTCAATCCTGTCTCTCTTCCGAGTGCCAAAGATAATCGCAGGTATCTCCGAAGACGTGAACTTCGCCAGCGCGAATGCGGCCATGACAATCTTCTGTACCAATACTGTCCAGCCAATCCTTAACACGATTGCAGGTGCAGTTACCGAGCAGCTTGCTCCACGATTCAATCCAAGGATCCGCGCCTTCTTTAATGAGTGCGCACCAAACAATCCAGAGCTTCATAAAGAGCAGTGGGAAACAGGACTCAAATACGGAGTGGTCTCACCTGATGAATACCGAGCATACATCGGACTTAAGCCCCTCGAAGACGACCTGGGTAAATACCCTGCACGACCCGGAAGCCTCCATCCCATTGACCAACCAGTTGTCACGGAAGAAAAGATTGAAGTCGAAGAGGAAGACGATGAGGAGGAGGAAACTGAAGAAGTTGTTAAGCAATTTCTACGACAACGCTCTTCACTTCCTGTTCATAGCACCGTAAACGGAAACGGACATGCCACTACCAAAACCAACGGGAACGGAAGACCGACAACAGTTCATAAAACGCTGAATGGCAAATCCTGATGTGGCTCAGGAGTTTCCTGACCAGAAGCAGAGAGTTGCCGTTTGCGAAAGCCAGTGGAAGAGGAGATCTTCAATGGAAGCGTTAAGACAGAAACTGATTGATGACGGGCTGGCGGACCTGGCGTCAATGACAGCTGATTTTCCGTTCGTAGATAACCACTGCCAGACTGTCTCTATTGATGCGAGTTCAATGAGTGCGCGGTTCGTGATCGCTACTAACAAAGGCCCAAACCGCAAGAATGCCCGACTCCAGCTGACCAAGAGTAAGAACGGTCAGGGGATCATGACAGAGAACTACGATAAAAATCCGGTATGTTGCTTCGATCATGGCCTGAACCCCTTTGTGTCTGTTCCGATTGGAACGTCGCGCAACCCGGATACGGGAGAAGTCGATCTCAAGATTACCAAGTCCAAAGCGACTGGTACGGTACACTTCTCCCAATCTCTACCGCAGGCTGAGCAGATTTTCCGTTTGATCGATGAGGGAATCATCAGGGCCAGTTCTGTAATGATTCGTCCCATGCGGGCAGATCTAACTGAGTTCAGTAACGATGACGAAGAAGAAGGGTTCGTACTGGACATCTTCGAAAGTGACTTAATGGAATTTGGTCCCGTCGGAATCGGTGCGGACCCGGATGCGATCCGAAGTTCAATCGACAGCGGACGTTACAACCATGTGAAGAACTGGCTGATGCTCTACGCAGCAGAGAAGCCTGTTCAGGGAATTGGTATGGATACCGAGAACTTCGGAAATGAGGAACCCAAAGAAGAGGAGAAAAGCAGCATGGAAATTGATGAACGGCTTGATCGGATCGAACAGGCACTCACGGATCTTGCAGCAAAGCAGTCCGCTCGCTTTGGCGAAGAAGAGGCCCAATCGGAAGAGGTGGCAGAGGCTCCAGAGAACCTGGAATTCACTGCCAAGTTAGAGGAGTTGAATGATGTTTGCAGTCGTCAGAGCGAGTCTTTGAATTCGCTTTATACCCGTCTTGGGGGACTATAGTTCTCCGGCTTTTTAAGGAGTAGGTTATGAGCTTGACTACCAGCCAAGAACAAGCCTTGGAGAATATTCACTCAACAGTCTCCAAGCAAGCGGATCAGATTAAACAATTCGAGACAGCCGTCGAAGGTTTTTCGGCTCCTGTCTATGCACAACAGAACGCGCCGGGACAAGTCCTGACCGTTCAGGAAGAGAAAAAGAAGAAAGATCGTCACGACTTCGGTGACTTCTGCTTCTCTATTTACTCTGCCAGTCAGGGATCACCGGACGCGCAGGCCAAGCTGTACAATCAGTACGACTCCTGCCAGATCTCCTCAGACGGCGTGCATACTCAGGTACTCAGTGAAGCTACCGGAACTGGTGGTGGATACTTGGTTCCCCAGGAGTTCCGCAATGAGTTGTTCGACATGGCTGCCGAAACTGCGGTGGTTCGTCCCCGTGCGACGGTTATGCGAATGTCTTCCCGTTCCATGGTTGTACCTGCTGTCGATCTGACAACGGCACCGG